GTCTTGGTGAGTCAGATCAGTAGTGCGCCAACAACGTAGCCTACCAAAAAGGCCACAATCATTGCTCCGCCCGTATAACGTGGCACCATCAGCTTATCAAGTTGTTTCTTGATCACTTCTTCCCCTCAATTTCTTGTAATCGATCCAGCATTTTTAACACATCAAGTAGCACGGTTTGCTCGTATTGATCAATATCTTTCTGGTAGTAGGCCTCTTTGACCTTAACTAACGTCATCCAAGCCGTTAAAAGCTCGTTTCTAGTTGGTTTCATGCTCATTTGTTTCTCCTCGTTATCAAAGTGTTTCATGTGAAACAATTATCCCTTGTTCAAATAAGATTTACTCCTGCGAAACTCTTTTGGCACCTCCTTGCTAACTTTTATTTCAGTAATCGTTGTCGCCATTGGGGCGATCTCGTGCAAATCATGGGCAAATTCCATTGCCATATACAGAGCATCCATTAGGCCGTTGGTTTTGCGGTCGAAAGTTAAAACCTCCCATTCAAATTTCGTGCTTCTATTCCACCACGGCCCACGAATACCGCTTAGTTTTTTCGTAACTTTCTCAGCTTCTTTGACTGTCGTGCAAAGTCCACCATGCTCTGCGCCGTCTTTCGGGTCGGTAAATCGATATTTAATAATTCTCATCAGTCGCCTTTTCGTGTGTTTCACGTGAAACGTTGTGGTAGCTATCTCGGCGGGTTCTGGTTTGAAAAAACCCGTCATGCTCTGGATAAAGGCGCATAAACTTTCTAGCGTAATGGCTAATCCAGCCGTCATCTATCTTGTAGAGGTCGTCTTTACCGGAGACCATAGTTTCCCATCTAACGCGATGAAAAACCGCCTTAGCAGAGTAATACCGCCTGTGACGAGCGGCTATTAGGGCGAAGTGTGCGAAATTATCGAAGATTTCTGGATTTTCCAGATCAAACAATATGAAATTTACTCTGCTCCATTTGCCGTTCATCTTAACTCCTTACAGTCTGGGTTTAAGTTTTTAAAATCAGGCCAGTACCCATTGCAAACGTTGTACTGGTACTCTTTGGATATGCTGACTTCGTGGCTATAGTCCATCGATGAGACCCAAAGCACAGCCGCAACTACTGCCACGGCGATGCAAATTTTGGTTAGGCGGTTCATTTCCATGGCTCAAATACATTAGAAAGAGCAATTTGCTTAGCAAGCTCAACCTCTGATACTTGAAAATACTCAGCCAGTTGGTCGGCTATGTCGGCGCATTGTTCGGACTTCTTGCTGGAAGGGGCAGTGAGGGCAAGCTCCAGTGCAAGCACCAGAGCCTCAAAGTTATCTGAAAGTTCGTAGGCCATGTTCTCTCCTATGTCCATTCGTTGATAAAGTGGTTAATGGAACCTTTAAAGTTAACGCTCCATTCGTCGGTGAAGCCAATGCGCTCCTCTACAAGAATGTGCGAACCTTCCATGTTGTAACGAAATTGCGTGTCGCCGTGACTTTCGTGCGATTCGGTTAGCTCTGCTTTAAGGTTATTGCGAAGAAAGGTATTAACGTTGTGAATAGGCCCTAACTCATCGTTGTTAAGGTACGCAGCTGCGCCTTCTGGATAACCATCGTGGTGGATATAGACGGTATGGGTGCCAGACCACTGATTCTTGAATTGATAAGTTGCTCTTGTTGCCATTTGACTCTCCGTTTCTTTAGTTGATGAGTACATCCTAAAGTGTTGTTTTGGTATTGTAAACAAAATCTTTTACATAATAGAAAAGAATATTTGCTCCACTGGGGTGTAAAAAATGCTGTATACTGGCTAAGTCTATGCCACAAGATACTTGACGATGATTGAACTGACGAGATTTGCGTTGTTGCCAGACAGGACGTTAGGAAAGGCTGTATATGGAGAAAATGTTTTTTGGACTATCGAAAAGCCTTGGAAAAGTAACAAACCTTTCGTATCTTGCATACCAGAAGGCTTCTATCGACTTGGGCGTAGAAATTCGCCACGTTTCGGCCCCAATGTATGGGAAGTGCTGGAAGTGCCTAATCGCACTCATATTCTTATTCATGTTGCTAATACTGCTGATGATGTCGTGGGCTGTATCGGGTTTGGGTCTAGTGTTTACCGGCAGCTTGGCGGGGTGGGAAGCAGTCGGAAAGCGATGCAAAGGTTTGAATTTGCTACGCAAGGAATCGAAGACGAGGAGTTGATAATCAAGCAAACCTACGTGAGCTAAAAGGAGAGGAAATGTCAGACTTACAGGTTCAATATTTAGCGATAGATGATTTGGCGACATACGGCAATAATTCACGCACACACAGCGATGCGCAAATACTGCAAATTCAAAAAAGCATAAAAGAGTTTGGCTTTACTAACCCGCTTTTAATCACTAAAGATAACAGCATAATTGCAGGACATGGTCGTCTCGCAGCCGCTAAAGAGCTTGGGCTTAAGTTTGTGCCAACTATCGTACTATCTAACCTTACCAAAAAGCAGCAACAAGCCTATGTAATAGCTGACAACCAGCTGGCGCTAAATGCTGGCTGGGACTTGGATATTCTAAAACTGGAAATGGAAAGCCTTATAAACTTAGATTTTAACGTAGATGTTTTGGGCTTTGACGATTCGTTTCTTGACGAACTTGTGCCTAAAAACTTATTAGACGACGCGGGTAATGGCAAAAATCCTTACACGATGACAATTGAAGCACCTACCTACGAGCCTAGCGACGAAAAACCACCAGTGTCAGCTTTAATTAGCTTGGAAAAAACATCACAACTCAGGGAAAAGATAAAAACATCCTCTGTTAGCGAAGACGAAAAAAAGTTTTTATTGTTAGCGGCAGAGCGCCATACGGTGTTTGATTTTTCAAAAATCGCCAACTATTACGCTCACAGCAATGAAAATATGCAAGCGTTAATGGAAGATTCGGCGCTGGTTATTATCGATTATGATAAAGCGTTACAAGATGGCTTTGTGCAAATTAACAAAGAAATGGTAGGCCAGTTTGAAGAAGACTCCTTAGGCCAGCAAGATGAGGGATGATTTTTGCGCGTTTATACTTACACATGGTCGGCCGGATAACGTAATAACGTACGACCGGCTAAAAGCGCATGGTTATACTGGTAAAATATATATCGTTATTGACGACGAAGACAAGACGGCCAGCGATTACTACGACAGGTTTGGAGACAAAGTATTAATGTTTTCCAAGGAAGAAATGTCTAAAAAGTTTGACCAAGGCGACAACTTTAGCGATAGACGCTGTATTGTTTACGCTAGAAACGCTTGTTTTGAGCTGGCAAAGCAAGTTGGTTGTAAGTATTTCGTACAACTAGACGATGACTACAACTTTTTTAGCCTGCGAGTGTTAATTAACAACGGGGAGAACCTAAGCAGCACTAAAAACCTAAATCTCGACAGAACCTTTGCGGCATTGCTGCGATTCTACGAGAATACCAACACGCTGACGGTCGCTATGGCGCAAGGGGGGGATTACATTGGCGGCGCTGGAAACCCTTATGTCAAGAAAGGCTATAAACGTAAAGCGATGAATAGCTTTATTTGCTCAACAGACAGGCCGTTTAAATTTTTTGGTAGACTAAACGAAGATGTAAATTTTTACACAACAGAAGGCAGGAAAGGCCGGCAAATATACACTATTATGGGGTTGTGGTTAAATCAAAAAGAAACGCAATCCAGTGCCGGTGGTATGACAGACATTTATCTGGACAAAGGCACATACCTAAAGAGCTTCTATTCTGTCATGTATTCGCCAAGCTGCGTTAAAATTGGCCTAATGGGAAATAACTCAGAGAGCATGAGGATACACCACAAGGTTAATTGGAACACCTGCGCGCCAAAAATACTTGACCAAAGCCTTAAAAAGTAGGATATAGGGTTAAAGATTGTAGGGAATATAACAATACCCCGCAATATTGTCGTAATTTGCATAAGAATGTAGAATTGTTAACAATACCTGCAATTGTTAAGCATAACTAACCATATTCTAGCTGTATTTGCAGTTTACGACACAAAAAGATTAAACAATAATGGGCAGACCAATTAAAACTATAGACTGGCAACAAGTTGATCAAATGTGCGCGCTACACTGTACTGGCGAAGAGCAGGCGGCAATATTGGATATGAGTTATGACACACTAAATAGGGCTTGCAAGCGAGAGCATAAGGTTAGTTTTGCGGAGTATTTTAAGCAAAAGGCCAGCACTGGCAAAATGAGCCTAAGACGCAAGCAATACACGACCGCAATGGGCGGCAATACGACCATGCTGGTATGGTTAGGAAAGAATTGGCTAGGGCAACGAGATCAACCAGAATCAGAGCCTGTTGATTTACAGCCAATCGTAATACAGAGAGCCGATGAAGCTAACCAAACCCCAAGATGACATCTTTTTCAATGACTCGCGGTTTAGGGTCGTTGTGGCGGGTCGTCGGTTTGGCAAAACCTTTTTATCGACCTATGAGTTGTTAAAGCACGCGCTGCAAAATAAATCGCAAAACTGCTGGTATATAGCTCCAACATACAAAGCTGCTAAAGAAATTGCTTGGAACATGCTGGTTGATGCCATACCTGATGGCTATATAACAAAAAAAAACGAAAGCTCCTTAAGCATAAATTTGCGCAATGGATCCACAATATCGCTTAAGGGTGCAGAAAAGCCCGATAATTTGCGAGGAAGGGCTTTGGATTTTTGTGTTTTGGACGAGTTTGCTGACATGAGGCCAGAGGCATGGCATGAAGTTTTGCGGCCATCGCTATCAGACCGCAAAGGTTCTGCCTTGTTTATTGGAACGCCAAAAGGCAGAAACCACTTTTATGACCTATGGACAAGGGGCGTGGACGGTCAAGAGTCTTGGCAAGCATTTCAATACACAACCATTGAAGGCGGCAACGTCGATGCCGATGAAATACAAGCAGCGAAAAACGACTTAGACGAAAGAACATTTCAGCAGGAATATGAGGCGCGTTTTGTTACTTACAGCGGTATAATTTACTACGCTTTTAGCAGAGATCAGTCAGTCAAGGCATACAATGGTTTAGACGATGAGCTACATATTGGCATGGACTTTAACGTTGACCCCATGTCAGCGGTGGTATGTGTCAGGCATGGCGGTACATTGCACGCAATAGACGAAATCGTAATGTATGGGTCAAACACCGACGAGATGGTAGACGAGATTAGGCAAAGGTATCCTAACAAGGTGATAACTATTTATCCTGATCCAGCAGCAGCGCAGCGTAAAACTTCAGCGGGTAGCCGTACTGATCTAAACATACTGCAAAACGCAGGGTTTCGAGTTAAAGTACGCACTAGACATCCTGCCATACGTGATAGGATTAACAGTGTCAACAGCCGACTACTTTCTAGCCAAAAAGAAAGGCGGTTGTTTGTAGCGTCAAACTGCAAAAATGTAATCAACAGTTTGGAGCGACAAACGTACAAAGAAGGCACCAGCCAACCAAATAAGGATGACGGGTTTGATCACATGAATGACGCGCTCGGCTATCTAATTGAATTCATGTTCCCAATTCGCAAGGATCATGACACACCGCAGCCTACGAGGTGGAC